CAATGGTGATTTGATTCAATTGTTTGGAACTAACCCGTCGGGTCAGAACCTCACAGTCATTATCAATTCCTTGGTTAATTCTCTATTGTTGAGGAGTTGTTTCTTTACGATTTATCCTGAAAAGGATTTCAAAGAGAACTGCTCTTTCTTGACATATGGAGATGATGTCATTGGAACTGTGTCAGCTCAGTGCGGAAAGTTTACTCACATTACGTATGCTGAGTGGCTTGCCGAGCATGACATGAAGTTCACCATGCCAGATAAGGAGTCAGCACCAATGCATTATATGACGGAAAATGATGTTGATTTCTTGAAACGCAGGTGTGTGTTTAATGAAGATTTGGGACAAAAAGTTGGATTACTTTCTGAGGATTCTATCTTTAAACGTCTTCATGCACATTTGCTTTCGAAAGAACTTACTCTATCCATGCATTCTGCCCAGAACATCGAAAGTTCATTACATGATTGGTTTTACTATGGTCGTGATGTTTTTGAAGATCGTAGGAGTAAGCTCCGTCTTGTGGCACAGAAGTGTGAAATCGAACATCTGTGTCCTGCTCTTGAAGTTTCTTATGATAAGCGCGTCAATCATTGGCGTCATAAATATCTTGGAGAAGAACTTGAAGAGGAAGAAGAAATCGTAGGTCTGGAATAGGCACCTTAAGCCTGTTCGCCCAGTTAACGGTCTGGGTATTACGGTAAAGCAAAACCGTGTGTGTATATATGGATACCGAATTTTGCATAATATTTGTGTACTTTTGTGTGTAGAATTTAGGCTTTGTACATATTGGTGCTCCACCCTTGGAGTCCCCCTATTTAGGGGAGGGACTGGCCATCCCAATGTAAACTACACCACTCCTTGCACTGAGCAATGCTTGGAGATTGTAAATATCGCTTACTAAAAATGTAAATAATGTATATAAACCGGGTACTATTATGTATCCAACAATTTTTGAAATTTTGGCTGACTTAAGAAAGTATAAGATTAATCCTAATCGTTTTGATAAGCTGTGGAGTCGTCACAGATGGGAGTTAGGTAAACATGTGTCGTTTTTCGACGGCATAGAAATTCCACCCAAATGCCATGATGAAGCAGTATTACAGATTGTTGGTGAAGCTTTAACTGTTTTGAATTGTCAGAGTGGTACTGAGATGAATGTTACTTATGCCGCACCACAAATAAAGACGGCTAACTTGCAGTTTGTGGATGAAAATTCCGCCAACATGTATGATCTCAAATCTGCTGAAGATGCTACACGTTTGAATGAAGATACTTCTGATGTAGAATTAGGAGATTTCTTCAAACGGCCTGTTAAAATCGCAGAATATGAGTGGGGAACTGGATTGTCATTGTCACAAACCTTTAATCCCTGGGCTCTTTTCTTTGATAACAAACGTGTGATAAACAGGATATCGAATTTTAACCTTTTGCGTTCGAAGTTGCATTTGCGTGTGACTTTGAATGGAAATGGTTTCCAATATGGGCGTGCGATTTTGGCTTATAATCCTTTAGATAGCAAGGACGATTTTAGTCCCACTGCTGTCTTAGATGAGGATGTTGTGCAACTGTCGCAGTTACCACATTTATATTTGAATCCTACGTCTTCTCAGGGAGGCGACATGATGTTGCCTTTCTTTTATCACTTGAATAGTGTTAGACAACCTTCTTCGTTATATTCGGAGCTTGGTGAATGTTATTTGAAATCAATTAACGCTTTGAAGCATGCCAACGGAGCGTCTGATAAAGTTACAATCACCATTTTCGCATGGGCTGAAGACATTACTCTGGCTGTTCCAACTTCTGAAGATAATTCTTTGTTGATTCCGCAGTCCGGAGAAATTGATGAAGCCAACGAAAAGGGTGTCATTTCTGGACCCGCTACAGCGGTAGCTAATGCGGCCAGTGCGTTAAGCAAGGTTCCTGTCATAGGGAATTACGCCAAGGCCACTGAAATGCCGTTGCGACTTATTGCGGGTGCAGCGAAATCACTAGGTTATTGCAGGCCGGCAGTAACCAAAAATCCTGAGCCATTCAGAAACACTGCTATATCTTCTTTGGCAGTAACCAATACTCCCGATACAGCAATGAAAGTTACTGTTGATGAAAAACAAGAGTTAACACTTGATCCAGATATTTCTGGTTTGAGTGAAGACGATTCTTTAAACATCAAAAGTATTGCTGGTAGAGAGAGTTATTTGACTACTTTTGATTGGGCGGTTGGTACAGCACCGGACACTTTGTTGTGGAATGCTCGAGTTGATCCAGTGACTTGGTCTCAGGTTGGTACGCCTACTTCGTACCATTTTCCGGCATGTGCTATGGCAGCCTTACCTTTTAAGTATTGGTCAGGAACAATGAAATTTCGGTTTCAGATTGTTGCTTCAAATTACCACAAAGGTCGGCTACGTATTGCATATGATCCGAATTTCTTTGATGCTGTGCCTGAATACAATGTTAATTACATGCACATTGTAGATATAGCAGAAAAGAATGATTTTACCATTTCGATTACAAATGGACAAAACGTTACACTTATTGATCATCATTTGCCTGGTTCTGATTCAGCGACGCAGCTATACAGTTCAACTAGGTATACAAACAAAGAAGAAGGAAATGGAGTTTTGCAAATTTCTGTATTGAATGAACTTACAGTACCTAATTCCGTTGTTAATAATGATATTCAAGTTAATGTTTTCGTTTCCATGGGAGATGACTTTGAAGTATTTGTCCCTGACGACCACTTTCAATACTTTGTGTTGAAACCACAAAGTGGTTCACTGTCAGAGGACGAGTGCGTTCGGAGTAGTTTCCGTGATAATTCCTATCTTGGAGATTGTGATACTTGTGTTCACATCTCTAATTGCATCCATGACTATTTATCGTACTTATGTTTTACACCGAGACGTGACAGCTTTGTCGTCCTCGATCCGCAGAGCGGAGAGCATGCAGTAGATAAAGCACCATTGGATAGTGAACCCATTCATGAGGAGGTTTCACCTTTGAATGGAGAACAAGGGATATCAGACAAGACAAATCTTGTGTTTACAGGAGAATCGATTAAAAGTATGAGAACCATGCTTAAACGATACAATTTGCATACAGGATTTAGTCCTTTGGATACATTTCACAATGTCATTTCTATGTCACAGAATTCTTACCCATATTTGCGTGGAAATGTCTCAGGAGCAGTGCACACTGCTTTTGGACCTGTTCCTTACAATTTTTGTAACACGGTTTTGTTACATTGGGTAACGATGGCTTTCGCTGGTTGGCGTGGAGGTATTCGTTGGAAATTTCTACCCAGAGGTGGATGGGAGCATTTGACAACCATGATCGAGAGAGGGGGCATCCGCCAAGGCTCTCAATATTCATGGTCAGTAAGTGCGCCAGAAGCTCCTGTGAGTGAATCGGAGGCGGCTGCTGAAACGGTTGCACGAAGCGGAACTTCACCCATTAATGACAGGCCGCTAGCTGGTAAGAAAGGTATGGTTTATGCTGTGCATACTGTAAATCCATGTGTAGAAATTGAAATGCCATTCTATTCCCCTGCTAGGTTCATTCCTGGTCGAGTAGAAAATTGGACTGGTAATATCACTCCTGACAGATATAATGAGGTTATGGACTATCGTGCATGGGGGGATTCTCTAGAAGGTGAGGAATCTTATGTAGATTGCTATGTTGCAGCTGCTGAAGATTTCCAAACTTATTTCTTTAAGGGACTCCCGCGCATGTATTATGAACCAACTCCTCCTGTACCTGTTTAGGAGTAAGGCTTTGGGGACATACACCCCTAAGTAATTAAATGTAGCTTTTAAGAGTGTGCTAGAAGTTGAGAACACTCACTCATCTGTGGCTGATGAGGGGAGACTTTGTCTCCTGGACTACGCCGAATTTAACTTTTTGACTAAAGTTTTATCCGGTTTTGTCCGGTTTTATTTAGTCACAATTTTAATTAGCGTAGCCTGGACCGGTTTGGTAACAAACCGGGCAGAGGCGTTGCACATTGCAGCAACGCCCACGCTGG